ATGGCGAACCATATTCTCTTCAAGCTGGGCATTGGTATGGTTTCCTAATTGCATTAGCAGATTAGACAACATAACCTGATTCAAGTCAACAATAATCACAATTCACCTATTCTTCTATATTTTCACTTCTTTTTAGATCGATAGTAAGTTCATCAACAATTTTTAATGCATCTGGATCTTCTTCATCTTCAACAAAAACTTCTTGCGATATTCTTTGGAAAGGATGGTATATTCCATAGTATTTACACATCGCAGATCGTAAGGATTCAATAATAAAAGCACCATCTTTAATATCTAACAATTCATCTTCTTGAATTTCTTCATCACCAACCATAGAAAATCCAGCAATGTCTAATTGATTGAATATCATTGGCGCGATACTAGCTATCGTTTCCTGAATATGATAATGCTTAATCAATTCAACGTTACGATCGATTTCCTCGAACGTAGAGTATTTAGGTTCTTTCACACTTTTTTTAGGAAAGATGATAACATTGTTGCTTCCTATTATATCATTCATAGTATACCTTATTTTTATAGGAAAGTCAATCCTTATTTTTATTTATATCATGACGTTCTGTAGACAAATTTAGCCTTTGGAAATTCACGTGGAACATCCTTCAAACTAGTCAGCAAAGCTTCCCATTGATGGATTCTGCTATTCCAATTATAGAACACATCAGCATAAGCCTTTTGTACATTTATCTTTTTAAAGTATTCTTCGTCTGAAAGAGTGTTCAACTCTTCAATTGAATTTTTAAGAACGGTGTAAAAGATATTTGCATGATCTGCTAAATCTTCGCTATACTGGTACATGTGAGTCCAATTAGCAGAAGTTTCTGGAAGAGCGCCATAGTTAGGATGAACGCAAACAACACCTGCACTCATTGCTTCCATAAGAGAGATACAGCTGGTTTCTTCCCAGATATTAGGATAAGAATAGATATGAGCCTTCTTTAAAACTTCATGGATTTCTTCGTTTGATACAGCGCCATGATAATTAATACCAGGAGTGTTGTTACAAGCGTCAAACAACTTTTGGAAAGGTTCATCTCTCTGATCCCATCCATAAACTTTGAACGAAGAATAAACATCAAGTTCAATGTTATCGTATGTTTCTTTTAGCTTCTGGAAAACTGGAACAAGAATTTGCAAACCACGGTGTGGAGTTGTATGATAAACCAACTTGATAACATCACGCTTTTTATCTTCAACAGTGAAGTTAATCGGTTCGATGCAATTATGAAGAACAATACACTTATTCCATGGAATTTGATACCTATCGATATAGGCTTTCATTTGATAATGAGAAGAGAATACCAACTTATGGAACTTTTCCCATCCGCGATTTCTTAGGTGTTCTGATTCTGGGTCACCTGCTAAATCTTGTAACCAAAGGATACGTACATGATTTTCAGAAAGTTCTTCATGAACACGTGATACAAATATTTGAAAATTATCAAACAGTGCAGGGTCTAAACGCTTTTCAAGCGCATATTTCATTAATTCTGTGCCACCTTTGGCGTTACCAGAAAGTTTATCTTTTGCGAAAGGCATTATATGCTCCTATTTCAACCAAATTCTATTTTCATTATACCAGTTAGAAACCTTTTCGATTCTCTGTTCAATAGGCATCGAAGGTTGCCATCCTAAACCACGTAGATAATCGCCTGAAATAGCGTAACTAAAATCATGTCCTGGACGTTCAACATTAGGGTCAACTAATTGATAATCAAGTTCAACTTTTAAACTTAAAGCTAACATCCCTGCAATTTGAAGGTTATTCCATTCAATATCAGATGCGATGTTAAACTTCGGGCAGGATCCTCCCATACTATTAATAGCAATTTCTTTTAAATTCAAAATGAATAAAAGAGCAGAGGCTACATCCTTAGCATGGAGATAACAACGGCTACCAATCTTGTTGGTTTTGCTATCATAGTGGATAATTAATTGTTCTTTATTGACAATTTTCTTGAGACACATAGGAATGTATTTTTCGGGATTCTGTCGTTCGCCGTAGACATTCATTGTATGCGTAATGTATATAGGCAGTTTGTAAGTGTTCTGATATGCTACGCACATAGCCTCACCAGCCGCTTTAGAAGCCGAGTAAGGGTTGGTAGGATTAAATCTATCATATTCAGAGAAACTATATCCAGGAACTGCTGGGCCAAATACTTCATCCGTAGAGAAGTATACAAAACGATTGAGGTTATCTAAAGTTCTGGCATATTCCAATAGATTGACAGTGGCAACTACGTTGTTCTCAACAAATTCCATGGGAAACTTGATAGAGCGTGTGACATGAGATGCAGCTGCTACATGTAGGATAATATCAATTGGTCCGATAGTATCGGCGATTTGCGGGCTAATAGCTGCCCGAAGATCATGATGAACAACTCTAACACGTGACTTGTCGGCCCGACCGCCGACAACCTCTTCAATTCTGTTGAGGTTACCAGAGAAATCGAGCCGATCCAAGCTGACGATATTATAGTCTGTATTATCAAGAAAATACTCAATAATATGGTGGCCGATAAATCCCGCGCCACCCGTCAATAATACATTCATTTTTATGCCTGTCTAGTAATAAACAACTCACGTTCGCTATTCGTATGGAAAAACTCACGAACAGTCTGAACAACAACATCCTTGTCGAATGTCTTGCAGCTGAAAACATCAAGATAGAATGTATCAGTATCGTTACAAAAATGAGCGCAGATATTTGATGTTTCGATCAGCTGAACAAGCGTGTAACCTGCCTTATTACCAGTACCGAAATTGACAATCTGTGGTTCGCCATAAGCTACCATATCAATACGCTTGACTAATTCCTTAGTAAATGCTGCGATATTTGCAGAGTCAGTAATAGATGCATGATCCGCTCCAGCGCAGTCAAGCATAAGATGGTAGCCCCAATAGTTAGCCATTATTTTCCTCATAATTAATCTTGTTAATAAAATTTAGTTTCTTGTCTTCAGTCCATGTTTGTAGATAGTCATTATCTTCATCAAACATACGAAGGTATTCTTCCTTGCTAATCTCACGATGAGAAAGGATAACTGTAGGCTCTAGATGCTGTTGTGAAAATTCTGCGAAATCCGAATCTGTTTCTCTCATAACAACTTCATCAAGAGCATGATCAATATCATCTTCAACTTCTACACAATAACGTAAACGAAATTGTGATAGAACATCAACCATAACAAGCTTTTTCATATTAGTATGCAGGCAATGATTGGATATAAACAATGCTATCGATACGGAAAGAACGCCATCCGTTTTGTTCGATATCCCATGCGCAAATAACATCTGTATTCTCTGCATGATATTGTTTTTCAGCTTCAATCTCTTCGTTGATATATTTAGCTGGTAGCATTTCAGGCTTTAGAGTACATTTCATAATTCGATTATTACCATCGACCTTTGTGAAAGAAACTTCAATCACATTTACTCTCAAATCTTTGAGAATTTCATCACGCTTATATAATCCCATATCAATTGCCCTCATTCAAAAGTTTACGAGTGTCTTGTGTTTCTTCCATTAGCTTATGGCGAAGTTCGGTGTACCCACCAATACGAAACCCATCAATAACAACTACTGGAAATGATTTTGCTTCTGGAAATTTCTCTAAAAGAATTTCGCGAGTAAAATCTTCATCCAATTTCTGTTCGGTAAAAGGAATTTGCTGATCCCGAAGTAAGCTCTTTGCTCGCGAGCAATAAGGGCAATCGGGCTTTGTATAGATTTCTACATTCATGATAATTTAGTCTCCCAGTACATTTCAATGTCATAACCATTATCTGGATCATACCCAGATTCAACCATATCTAATCTAACGAGCAGTTCAAGATCGCTATATCGTGATACAAAATCAAACATATTATCCTCCATAATCTATTATACTATAGATTTCAATAAAAGTCAACAATTTCATCTGCAACGCCTAACTGAACTGCTTCTTCTGCAGTTAACCAAACATCTTCGGGCGGCAACAAATATTTCTTAATCTTAGCTTCTGTTAAGCCAGTGCATTTCTTATAATGCTCAATGATTCTATCATTGGTGTTATTAAATTCTTTAACGCGAGCCATAAGTTCATGTTCCTTACCAAAGGACATCCATGAAAATTGGTGAGAAAGTATGCTGGTATTCTTAGTAATATACCGATGCCCTTTTTTACCTGCAATGAAGGTAAGCAACCCGCAACTTGCAATTTCACCAAGACCATAGGTATAAACTGGAATACTTGATCCCCTCATCGTATCGATAAGTGCAAATGCAGATGGCACTTCTCCACCAGGAGAATTGATAATCATCTTGATCATTTTAGGATAATCTTTTTTCATCAAGTTACGGGCAATAATAAACTCGATCGCGTCACCTGTTGTGTGAGGGTCGAATGCTTTATTGAAAAGTAAATAATGATGATCTGCGATATTTGGAATATTAGTTTTATCTTCTTTTATGATCATAATGTTTCCAGTTCTAATGGAGTGGGGATTTCTCCCCACTCTTTATTTTATATTTTTCATTACTTTTTTGCAATAAGAAGAATCTTTTGCTATTGATTCTAATCCTCTATTATATAGAGTAGCTGCATGACACAAATTACCATCTGCTTTGTCGATGGCCATTTTTAAATATTGAAAGGCATATTCTAGATTGGTATCAGGGTCGTATAACTGACTACATTTTCCTTCCAATCCTAGGTTTCGAGCAGTACCGCATTGGATTTGCCCGAGACCAACTGAACTTCCGTTTCGCGCTTTAATATTATAGTTTGATTCTACTGTAATAATTGCATGCGCAAAAGATGGAAGTATTTGATGTTGATTAGCTTTATATGTAACTAGATCTTGTATAGTTAGATTTCCTTTCTGATCTTGCTCGTCTGAACGAGCTTCACATGAGGTTACATAGGCTGAAGTCAACATACTAATCCCCATAAGGGGGTATAGTATAAGTCTCTTCATCTTCTCTCCTTAGTGGTTACATAGAGATACTCTCTCTATGCTTTACACAATAAGCGATAAAGGATAACGCTTTGTGATATACTATTTATAGTATATGGATGGTAGGCATGGCCCGACTCGAACGGACACTGGTGCTCTTATGAGGAGCAGGTACTAACCCTTATACGACACGCCCAATTTTTTTATTTTTACAGTTATCTCCATGCCTTTTTTTGTTGATTGTATAAAATTTCTTTCATACGGTCGGCGGCGTAGGAAGCTGCGTTTTATGCTATTTTTTGTTGGTTATATAAAATTTCTTTTAGTCGGTCAGCGCAATAAGATGCAGCAAAAGCATTTGGTTTAACAAGAGGAATAACATTACACATACCCCTAATGTAACCAGTTGCTTCGTTGATAACACAAGAAGAACCATGATGTTCATCAGGATTAATATCCAAATGCACTTCAACATGCCTATCCTCCAACACTTCTGCCAATTTCAAATATAACTCAGCAATTTTCATCACTTCATTCATCAACCGCATACGAGGTTTATCTTTTTGTTGATCATAATCACGTTCACGAACAACTTCACCAAAAATCTTACAACCACGATTACCCTCATAATGTACAACAATGGCTAATGTATAATCTGCATACCATACATTATTAATCAGGAAACGTTCTGAATCACCACCGATATAGATTTTTGTTGCTGGTGATTGAGCATTGATGAATGTCGCAACTTCTGTTAGATCAATTTTCTTCATATTTCACCTATTTGTTTTGGTGCCCACGGTCAGACTCGAACTGACAAGCCGAAGCGGGAGATTTTAAGTCTCCTGAGTTTACCATTTCTCCACGTGGGCGAGAATTCAATTATACCTTATTTTAATAAAAAAGTCAAATTAAATTTTCACATGCGCCTTATGAATTTTTACAGAGATCCATGAATTATAATATAAATCACTTTCTAAAACTTTATGTTCAAATTGCTGTTTAGCTTCCCAGTAATTACATTCGCCCTTTGTCTTACAAAGTCTTAATATAACTCTTTGAAATTTATCAGCGCCTGTTTTTTCAACATCTTCTTGTAGTTCTTTATTAGAACCGTAATATGTTTTCCAATCTGAGGCTATTTTAACTTTTTTTCGTTTACCCTTGACCTGTTTGGTCCTAGAGAATTTGAAAAGTTTTTTACCAATATACATACGTTGATTTGTAAGATTGGTTATCATGTAGATAAAACCTACATAATCTTCTATTATTTCTTCTTGTATCGGTATACCATAGTAAAGCCATGGATTTTCATAATCAGACATATGGGGGAACTCCTATTCCCCCATATTTAGTTTTAGAAATGATCCCTATCTTGATCATCCCATTCATCTTCGTCTTCAAACTTCTCTGTCTTAGTAAGTTTTGAAGCGCAGAATGGGCAATACTCAGGGTCATTCACTGTATCATGAATGATTTCAAATTCAGCTTCGCATTCCGAACAAGTGATTATGTTGTCAGCCATTTTTATTCCTTACACTGTTTTTTCTTATCGTCCGCCAGTGTTTTTAAATCAACTGGAAGAAGTGGGTTCTTAACTGTTTTTGAATCAGGAACAGGAAAAGTTGAACCTGTTACTTTTTCAACATCAGCGACCGTTACTTGATACTTTGTAAAATCTGAATCAAGTCCCGATGTATTACTCATTAAGAAAGCATATGACTTTTTAGAAGTATCATCAATCACAATTTTAAATAGAGCGTCTGGAATAACTACCTTATCAGCACCAATAGTTTTAGAGGCTGATGTATAGATATTACCTGCATATTCAGTAAATGGATGCTTAGTTGAATACACCCATGCACGTGCAGCTGATTCTAAATTCTTCCAAGTGCCACGATTAACAGCAGGAAGCTGTGGGCTCATGTTAGACATAAGGAATGACTCATGTTCAACCTGCGGATCCCAAGACATATCAGCGTCATTAGCTAGGTGGCCTTGGTCATAGCCAGAAGCCGCATAATCTTTAGGATCAGAACGCTGCGTTACTGGAAGAGATTGGTCTGCAGCGAAAGAATTAGTGCGAGCGACGCAACCAATTGCGTGATCAGGAGTAAGAGTCCAAGCGACCCAATTTGGGATTTTTGCAACAGCATCATGCTCAAGAATGTAAGCAGTACGACAGATAACAGGGTGATTTGCAACAGTAGAAGGTAATCCATATGGTACTTGCACTTTACATGTGTCAACTGGTTTTGGTGGTTGCTGATCAGCAGCGTATGCTGATGTAGCAATCAATAAACTAAAGAGAAAACCCTTTAAATGTTTCATTATTTACGTCCTTTTTTACGCCACCGCCAATATAGCTAGTGATCTCAGTTTCTTGTGGTGCTACTTGAACATCAGCACCGCTTATCCATTTTTGTGTCCAAGGAAGTGGGTTGGATCCACCCTTATAAGGTGCAGGTAATCCAACAGCAGTCATTCTTTTATTAGCAATCCAGTCTATATAGTCATTCAAAAGAACTTCATTTAGACCAATCATTGATCCATCTTGGAACAAATACTTAGCCCATGCTTTCTCTTGATTAACTGCATCAACGAACATCTTTACACATTCGTCTCTTGTCTCTTCGCGAATTTTGATAAAGTCAGGGTCATCTTGTGGTAATGTTTTTAACAGCTGTTGAGTACCAGCAAGATGAAGGTTCTCATCGCGTGCAATCAACTTGATGATCTTAGCATTGCCTTCCATCTTTTTCAATTCAGCAAATGCCCACGAGCAAGCAAAGCTGACATAGAAACGAACACCCTCGAGGATATTGACTGACATAAGAGCGAGCCAAAGAGATTTCTTATGGCGGTAAATATCTTTATCGATAATGTTAAGAGCCAAACGATTATTCATATCAATAAGATCATCGTAGTACTTGCTGATATCGCCAGCGCAGTCTACGATTTCTTTCATATCCATCATCCCATCAAAGATGATCGAGGGGTCAGAGTATACGTTCCGAATGATGTGAGTGTAACTGCGTGAGTGAATAGATTCACTGAATGCCCATGTAAGGATCCAGTTCTCGAGTTCAGGAAGTGAGCAGATAGGACCAAAGGCGGCTGTTGGAGCCCTCCCCTGTACTGAGTCAAGAAGGATCTGTCGCTTGAGGTTGCTAGTGAAGATGTGCTGCTCATGTACAGTTAGCCCTTTGAAGTCTTTAGCATCGCGATAAACGTCAATTTCTTCTGGACGCCAAAAGAAACCAAGCTGTGACTGAGTTAGTTTTTCAAGAAAAGGATACTTCTGCTTATCATAGCGAGCGATAGTTACGGGATCATCAAAGAACGCCTTGACTTTAGTTGGATCTTTGTGATTGGTAGCATCGAATACTGACATTACCTTTTTTCCCACGACTGAGCTGGATCAGCTGGACCATTAGCCCCTAATGGCGCGTAACTGTTTCTACTAATGCTACCAACTGCACCAATAGCGCCTGTACTCATATTATATCCGCCATACGTTCCTGATATTCCTCTAACAGAAACATTTGATGGGCATGAAGGGTTGTAACATACTTCATGACTAATGCCTGATTTACCACACGTAGAACATGATGTCCATGGTTGAGTTGGTACAACTGGTGGATATTTATTTGGTGGATATTGATTTTGTGCTTTTTCTTTAGCTTCTTTCATAGCAAGGTTCCAACCGTCCATGAAACCTTCTCTGTATATGTCAAGTTGACCTTTAATATTTTCAATTGTCACGCTGCTTTTCTCCAGTACTTCTTAGCATCATAATCCATATATCCCTCAGGCATTTCGTATAGCTTTTTAGTTTCAAATTCAAACAAACATGGTACAAGATTATCCTCAGTTTTCTTGTGAACAATAGCGAGTTCTAAAGTTTTTTCGATCTTGTGAAAGATCTCTTCGTTAGTGAGATTAATCTTTTCCATCTTTATCTCCTTATGTTTTTACCATCTTCCGTCGTCTATCATTACAGAGATCTTCAAAAATAGTATTTTAACATCTAGCCAGAACAAACATCCAGGGTCGCTATCACTTTCAGTTGAGTACATCCATACAAATGGACTTCTAAACCAAACAAAGGGATTCAAGTAGATCTGAATATTAAAGTAAGACCACTTGATATAGTTCATTAAATTGTGCATGCTACGCAATTTTCATCATCAACTTCACCAAACTTTAATGGAGAAGTCAAATCGATTTCTCCAGCACCATCGTTGGTATTGAAATAATATAATTGTTTACCACCATACTTATAAAACATAAGCATGTGCTGTAGCATAACACTCATTGGAATTTGTTCTTCTTCATAGAATTTCGGATTGTAAGAAGTGTTGACTGAAATTCCTTGGTCGATAAACTTCTGGAGTACTGCAACAATCTTAAGATACCCTTCTGGCGATTTTTGATCCCAGAGTAAGTCGTATTTGTTCTTAAGCTTACGGATTTCAGGTACAACCTGTTTAAGAACTCCGTCTTTGCTTTGTTTGATGGAGACGAGAGAACGTGGAGGCTCAATACCGTTCGTAGCATTGCTAATCTGTGCAGATGTTTCCGACGGCATGAGTGCCATAAGAGTAGAGTTTCTAATTCCATTTGTTTTAGCATCTTCTCTGAGTTTGTCCCAGTTCATAGTATATATCGGATCTGCCAATTCGTCAACATCTTTCTTGTACGTATCAATTGGCATAAGTCCCTGAGAATATTTTGTCTCATTTGACTTACTAGGTGCACCCTTCTCCGCTGCTAGATCAACAGAAGCCTTAATCAAATAATAAGACCAAGCTTCTGCATACTTATGAAGTAGGTTCAATCCTTCTTTAGTAATGCCCTGATATGTTAGGTCATTACGAGCAAGCCAATATGCGAGATTAATAATCCCAACACCAAGAGGGCGACGAGCCATCGTGGAGTTTTTTGCTGCAAGGACGGGATAGTGCTGATAGCTAAGCAACTCGTCCAAAGCACGCACCACGAGAGTGCAAGGGCGTTCAAAATCATTTGGATCCTTTATCTTTCCCCAGTTAATAGCAGCGAGAGTACAAAGTGAAATCTCACCATCTGGATCATTAATATCATTAAGTGGTTTGGTTGGTAGATCAATTTCAGAGCAAAGATTGCTCATACGGATAGGTGCTAGTTCTTTAATGAACGAACCATGGTCATTAGCATGGTCCACATTTTGTAAATAGATACGACCAGTGTCTTTTCGCTCTTGCATGAAAGCCGAGAATAGATCAATTGCGGATATCGTCTTTTTGCGGATCTTGCTTGACTTTTCGTATTTTTCGTAGAGCGTTCTGAATTTGTCGCTATCTGTGAAAAACGCTTCGTACATGTCAGGAACATCGTTCGGCGAGAATAATGTGATGTTTCCGCCAGTAAGCAGTCTTTCATACATAACCTTATTGAATTGGACTCCATAGTCGAGATGTCTGACACGATTATCTTCCGTTCCTTTGTTGTTTTTTAATACGAGAATATCTTCTACTTCAAGATGCCATAAAGGATAATAAAGAGTTGCTGCACCTCCTCTAACGCCACCTTGGCTGCAGCTTTTAACCGCTGATTGGAAGTGCTTGTAAAAGGGGATGACACCAGTAT